ATATACTAGCGTCTATCTTTTTGAGAAAGACATTTTACCTTTACAGATTCAAAGACATAACCGAGAACTAGAGACTATTATTAAAGAATGTATACTTAATACCGTTAGAGATACAATGCCGGTCGAGAATATTTTACGGGCATATATGGACGAGACAGAAGAACTTGATATCACCGAAGAAGTTGTTGTAGTTAACAAGGAACCATTAGTGAAAGATGCGCTTGTAGGAGGTTCACTATCGCCGGACAATAAGGAACTAGTTAATATTGAAAACATCGCGGTACCTATAGAATCTGTAGAAGATAACTCTAAAGGTTTAGGACATATTACAAGTAAGATTGAAATTGACCCGATTGATAAGAATAATGCACAACGCCCCTTACCAATTATTCCTTCTGTTACAACAGAACTATCAAATGTTGTTGAAGTTCCACATAACACCCAATGTGAACAAATTGTTGTAGGCACGCCTCGGGCAACTATACCACTGTCAACTGTTCCAATCACGGAGGGAGTTCCTCAAAAGATCTCCGATACTGTAAATTTTACTGATATAGATAACACAATATCAGTTAGCGGTGAAGAAAGCAATATTATTGCTCCTAAGACAGATGAAAGGTTAGAGCGCATTGCCGAACTATCTTCAGAGAGAAGAAAACGCGAGGAAGAAGAAGAAGACGATGAAGAAAAACTTAAAATTGGCGGAGATGTAAATTTAGAAATAACAGATATTAATAATCTTAATAAACCGATTACACTTAATGAAACACCTATTTTAGATGACATTGAAGTTCTTGTATAATAATTATTTGCGTTGTAATAATTTCATATTAATCACCTTATAATAATAATATGAAATCATTAACACCTGCTATTATTATTAGTTCTATATATCTTATTTTAGCAATGGTAAAAAATAAATATTTAAACAAACAAAACTTGGAACAAAAACATTCTAAACAAATAATGCAAGAGTCTGTTCTAGTATTTGTTAGTGTTATAATAGGATTTTTTGCAATAGATAAATTAGACGCACCTGTAAGCAAGCAACCTGTACCAACTGCATTTTTAGGTAAACCAGAATTTTAAATTTCTTGAAATTGTAAGAATGCCTCTTTATTCTTTTTTTTCATAGTTTTTCTAGAAAATTTATAATATTTATCAGAAGGTATTTCACCTGCAATATTCGTTTCAAATAATTTTTTAACCAAACCTATTTTATTTTTCCCTACTATTTGGAATAAATAAAATAATTTAGTATAAATAGACTCATATGTCATGTTACTGCTAGTTAAAACAAAATTTTTTTTGAGTAATCTACCTGTTTTATAAACATTCATATTTATTCCACCTTCAAAACATTGTGTAGTATTAACAATGATAATTTTATGCTTATGTGCTTCCTTTAAGAAATCAATAAATTCTGACGAAGATACGGGAGCGTTCCCGATACCAAATGAACGCAATATGATAGCATTTGGTTTAGTGCCCTCCTGAAATATTAGATGCGCTTTTCTTTTCCAATTATATCCCGGAACAATGGTTATTGTTGATATCTGAATATCAGAACTCCAATTCGATAATTTAATGGAGCGTGGAAAATTATTTTCTATATTATTTGGTAATGTTACATTACCATTATCAATTACATCATAATTAAGTTTAAGATATACACCAAATTCTCCCACAGATTTTATATTTGGAGAACGATATGCTAGAAATGATGTAGAACTATACTTTGTGGTACAATTTGCGCGAAAACATTTCCCGCCAAAAACAATAAATACTTGTGGTATATTGTAAACAGAAATAATCACCGAGTCCACAATATTTCTTACCGCATCATTTCTAAATTCAAACATTGGTATTTGGGATCCAGTTACAACCACACTTTTTCTCCAATTTTTACAATAAAATGATAAAAGTGATGCAGTAAATGCAAGTGTATCTGTTCCATGAATAACAATAAAACTATCATACTTATGATAATTTTCCTTTAGTTTTTGTAGTATGGTAAACCAATTTTGTGTTTGAATATTAGAACTATCAATAATATCAGAGAGAACTTCAATAGAATATTTTACCTTAATATAGTCAGGTATCTTAAGACCTTTGATTAATTTAATTAACATTTTTTTATTTGGTACCAGACCTTCTCTATCATTATGAAACATGCCTATAGTACCACCTGTGTAGAGAATATATACATTATTTTCTTTTTTCTGAATAAGTTTTTTATTATTAATACCTTTATTTTTTTGTTTTTTTTGCATTTTATTTGTTTTTGGCATTTATATATTGATAATATAAAAATCCTCCTATACACCATAATATAAATGTTATTATAACTATATTTATACTTTTCATATTGGTATAACTCATCAATAGATCAGTTAATCCGGTAATAATTGCCAACAATGTTACCATCAAAAATGCTGAATGAATAAATTTTTTCTGTTTTTCTCTCCCATTGATCAATAACATAGATGGTATACTGATAGGTACCCCGGACACTATACCTGCAACTAATGGATTATATTGATTACCTAAATAAGTAATCCCTGAAACGGTTGACCCTGAAATAAAAAAGGTTGCTATCAAATTACCAATATTTATCATTTATTATAATATTATATTTTTAATTTTTAATTTGCTTATTTTATTTTTATTTACAACTTACAACCACAGTTTCCGCAAAACGCCTGATATGCAGAACCGAGAGGCGCCCCGCAGTTGGTACAATGCCTCCGCGCGCTTCCTGCCATAGTCCAGCGATGACAAGGCGTTTGAGCAACCGGAGGTTTTTCAAAATACTTGATAGACCCATCTACTTCCTTTTGACCTCTACAAATCGTGAATGGAATACTTCCTCCAACAAGTTTACCATCAGGTGACTTACACGCACCAATTCCAATCATTGCATATACATTACGAACATCCACAGGCGGCCTTGAAATCGTTGTAGTGCTACGAAGTTTTGCAACAATCGGACCAAGATGACGACTACCGCGAGAAGAAAGACACGCCTCTAGCATAACAGGATTATTATTAATAAATTGTGGAAGAAAGTTACTTTTATCCGTTACAAAGACATAATTTGTAAATGCACCTACTTTAATATAATGAATAGCAACAAGTTTAAACTTATTGCACGAAGAGTACTTCTGATTAAGGGATGCAGAAAACCCGTTCAAATTTCCAAGGAATGACCACATTAATCCTCCCTTCTCTGATACTGGTGTGTGAATAAGATAATCGGGATTAATTGTAGTATGAGCAATAATGCAATTCTCATGTTTTTGACTAATATAAATATTTTCACCTGCCTCTAGAGCGCGAATGATATCTGGAATAGACCATTCGCAATCAACGTGCTTATGATGCTCCCAGTCAGGTACAGAAAATCCCTTCTTACTCGATAACTTATTCGAAGTAGTTCGCATATCTGCAAACGCCGACTTAACACCAGATTTAGGCGAAGGCGCCTGCCAGAAACACTTTGGACCAGTATATCCACTGTAGTAATCTTCAAGACTCTTTGTCGTTGCAATCGTATTTGTGAAATCGCCTAGAATATTCTCTGCATGATTAATACTTTGTACAGAGACCTTCTTATTTGGGTCACGGCGCCCCTTCACGCCGGGATTGCAAAGTCTAGTCATCATAGATTTCATCGCAGAACGACTAGTTGCAGACTCCATCCACATAAGAATCGTCCCGTTCATCTGTGCAAACTGGTAATGAACAACACCTGTTGTTCCATTATCATCGCGTTTAACATTACCGCTACAAATTGCCGTTGCTGCAATGTGAATCTTCTCATTCATAGTAACACGGTTGAATGGAATTGAAAACATATCGAGAATATTACTAATCCATTGCAGCGTAAACCCAAAATGATCCTCTGCATAGGTTACCTCTTTGCAAAGACTAATGATTGTCTGAATACGCTGCTTTGTAGAATGGCGCTTGCCAGGAGAATCCCATGAACTAGTAAGTTTTACAAGAAGATTGTGCATTAGAATCCAATACTTATTAAGTGCATAGTTCATAAGTCGAACGGGTGCATCCTCATTAGAATTTGTGTAATTAAGTGTATCACAGTTTCCAGAATAGTGCATAAACGTCTTTCCATGAGGTACCCCAGCGGAGTGATTTGGATTTACAAACTTAAACTTGTCCTTGGCGAGGAGTGAATCGGTTGCAATGCCAAGTGTAAACTTCGTTGGGTCTGAAATAATACTATCATAAAACTCCTTTGAAATATCATACATCGCCCTACTCTTTGTAGTGCAGTGAACAGAATCGTGAGCGTAGTTGCATAGAATAGGACCGGCATTGCAGTAACACTTAATTAGTGTCCGACAGTTCTCGACGCACTGATGACAATTAAATTCGGAACGAACCAACCTTGATACCTTATTCCGAGCAGTAGAAAGGTCTTGTCCGTCATTAGCAATAATTACAATAGGAAGATTAATATCAGTATGCACGAGAGGGCAACACCAATTGGGTAGTTTGTTCGCTGGTTTCATAGAATCTTTTACGTATACATTAAACACTTTCTTCTCATCTTCAATGGAAACTACCGTTTCACGAGCGGAAACAGACATAGAAACAAAAGAGTTGAAAAGAGTTGAAGAAGCCATATTATGATTGCTATTTTTTAGTATTTAAATAATTCAATTTTATTTTGAAATATTTAAATTATAATAAATTAATTTGTTAGAATAGGATATTCATCAATATTATGAACATTAACTTTTTTTGAAACAAACGGTATTACATATTTATTAAAATGACTATTTCCAAGTACTTTTTCTGGAGTATGATTGTGAACCGTTCTAGAAATCATTTTATATAATTTAAATTCAGGATATCTTTCATCACCATTTTTTTTATAAATAATATTTCTATTTTTATCATCGGTACACCAATTTAAAATTATTTTTTTAATAGTAGAATTAATGTTTTGCAAATCTTCTATTTTTTCAATTTCTCCATTTTCTTCTAGTTCATCTACAATAAAATCAAAAATAGAGCAACCTAAACGACATAGATCAAAACTTTTATTAGGCAACAATAATGGTTTTTTTTCATTAAAGTATGGTTGACAATTATATTGGGTGGCGGCATCTCCATCAGGATGGAAACTATCACTGCAAATAATCTCTCCCCGATACTTGTAGATTGCTCTACCAAAATCTATTATTTTGTAAATACGTCCGAATGTTGGTACACGATAGTGCTTATTATTTATTTTATAATAAATATATTTTTCTTCTGTAGTAACATACATTATATTGTTTGTATGCAAGTCATTATGGGTTAAATCAAATACCTTTTGATATGTTAATAATGTCATAATAATCTGCATAACTAATGAGTCTAGTTCATCATCATTTAAACTTTCGTTACTCAATAGAGAATCTAATGTGCGTTCACATTGCTCCAATGCAATAATTTGAATAGGAAATTTTGAGATATTTACAAACAATTCTTCATCTTCAGAACATTCTGATGTAGTACATGATTCAGTATCACAACTAGTATCACTTCCACTTTCTTCACCATCACTTTTATCGTTTTCTTCTTCATCGGTATCAGATTCTCTACTTGATTCGCTATCGGTATCAGATGATCTAGAAGAACACGTAGTATTACTTTTTTTTGAATCACTATTAGAAGTTATATTTTCATACATTAGACTTACGTCCCCGCTACTATCATCTTTTGATTTAAATATACCATCCAGGGCACTTAGATCACTAATATCAGACAATGTCAATGAACAATCAGTACTTTTATAGTCTATTAAATTAAGTTTTTTACGATCACTATTTGATCCACTGCTTATTATATCACTAATATATTCATTATCTAATGAGAATGTTATATTATCGACTTCTTTTTCATTATTAGATTTGAAATATTTTGAATCTTGTAAATATTCAATATCGTCAAAAATATTAATTTTATAATCATTTTTAATTGCTAAATAAGAACCATAAAAGTCTATACCATGCACAAAATTATGTTTATGTAATAACATACTTGTTAAATAAGTGAAAAACCCATCTACATAAGATGCATTATTTGTGTCTACAAATTTAATATGAGAATTAGTTGAATATATTTTTGGTAGAGTGAGAAGAGAGTTCTGATTAGAATATTTACCAATAAGAAACTTTATCGGGTCAAGGAGAGGAGAGAGTTTAAAAAATATTGGTTTTGTACTAATACTATTATCTATGTTACTTTTTATTTTTGCTAAAAATTTATTTTCACTTTTTTTTTCGATAATTTCTGTTAAAGTTTGAGAATTATTTAGATTTATACTATTAAAGTTTGTGAGAGTTAGATCAAAAAATCTTGAATACAATGGAATATAATTTTGAGGACTTTCAGCATTTAGAAGCGAGACATCAATAAAATTAGAAAATAATGTATCATTGTTGGATTTTCTATAGTTCATCTCCATTATTTCAAGTATATATTTAATTCGTGAAATTTTAACCTATATTTTCTTAAAAGGTAATAGATGACCCTAGAACTAAAAAAATTTAACATGTCTCAAATAAGTTTTAAGCAAGAAGAAAACAGTGGTCCGGTTATTGTTCTTATTGGAAGGCGTGATACTGGCAAGAGTTTCCTTGTGAGAGATTTAATATATCATCACCAGGACATTCCTATCGGAACAGTAATATCAGGAACAGAGGCAGGTAATGGTTTTTATGGAGAACATGTACCTAAATTGTTTATTCATGATGAATACAATACAGCAATTATTGAGAATATTCTTAAGAGACAAAAGACGGTTTTAAAGCAAGTAAAAAAAGAAATGGAATATCATAAAAGAACTACAATAGATCCCAGAACTTTTGTCATTTTAGATGATTGTTTATATGATGCAACATGGGCAAAAGATAAGATGATGAGATTACTATTCATGAATGGAAGACATTGGAAGATTATGCTTATTATCACTATGCAGTATCCATTAGGAATTCCGCCAAATTTAAGAACAAATATTGATTATGTTTTCATTTTAAGAGAGCCGTATATTGCAAATAGAAAGCGTATTTGGGAAAACTATGCCGGTATGTTTCCAACATTTGAAAGTTTTTCACAAGTAATGGATCAATGCACAGAAAATTATGAATGTTTGGTTATTAATAATAATTCAAAATCTAATAAACTACATGACCAGATTTTTTGGTACAAAGCAGAACCACGCGGGAAATTTCGTTTAGGTTCAAAAGAATTCTGGGAAATTTCTAAAGATTTAGTGTCGGATGATGAAGATGATGCATATGATCCCAATACTAATCGAAAAAAAAATAGTCAAAAGATAAGTGTTAAAAAAAGCAAATGGTAATATTATATTTTAGGAATTTCCGAAATACACTTTAATTTAGCAATTTCTTTTTCTTTATTAACTTCCGATAAAAAATCATGTGTACAATTATGTTTTTCAGGAAGACGATGGTTTAGGCAATAAGTTTTATCACATTTACATGTACTTGATAAAACATCAACTATAGATATTTTTTTATTACATAAATTGCACCTCCTTCTCATAACATATAATAATCAATTATAAATATTTAAGTTATATTTGATTATTTATTTCAGTATACACTTACTTTTTTGAGTTGGAATGGTCAGACTCTTCCTCTTTCTCTTCTTGTATGGGTGTTATTGTTAATTTACCACTATCGTTTTCTACTAATTTAGATGTATCTAATCCTAGAGCACGCTTTAGATTTAACTGAGACTCTTCACTTAATTTACTAAGACCTCTATCTGCATCAGTATTTTGTGTAGAAGTAACTACATTATCTCCTTCAAATAACTCTTTACGAATATCACTGACTTCCACATTATTATCTTTAAACTTATTGTCAACCGTATTAATATCATTAACACTCACAAGATTACCATCATTATTTAAGGTTTGCGTGAGTTTATTACCACTATCCTTTGCTTTCTGTATATTGTCCTCGATCGCTTTACGTTTAGCATCCTTAATACGCTTTTCAAATTCATCCTTTGCTTTACTCTCGTTCTTTACCTTTTCATGCATAAGTTGGTTTAATTCATCCTCCATATACTCTACCTTACCTGTCTTATAGGCTTCAGGATCAAATGGCATCCACATTCCAACTGGTCCTACGAAAACATCATGATTAGGATCAATCTCGCGAAGCATCTTGCAACGAAGTTCTGCCTCCTCCTGTGAAGGATAAGAACCTCTTACCTTTACGCCACGAATATTTGTTTGAAACTCGTTTTTTTTCTTGAATTCTTCCTGAAGTTTTTCCTCATTTTTATCTAGATATGTTTTGTAATCATCTTCTAGATTCGTAATAAAAAGATTTTGTTTTTCAGTTGTACAAAATTCGGAAAAATCTGCAACCATGTCATCATATGGCAAAGAATATTTAAAAGAAAGGAAGTTAAGGAACTGATTGTATTTTTCTAAAGATTTGTTCATATCCCATTGCTTAATGTAACTATCAAGACAATACATTTCGCGCTTCTTAATAATTTTATCTGGAGAAATAAATGACATACAAACAAACTTTTGATTTCCAATAGGCCTATCTTCTTCTAAAATATCAACATATTTAGAGTTAACTGTTCCATCTTCGTTTTTCCGACATTCAACACCTTTAGGAATTTTATTGTTATTTATAGATTGCGACATTATAGAATAATTTATAAAACAATTTTAAGTAATTTTAATTAATAAATGTTTAATAATAGAAATTATTTTTTTCTTTACATTAAGTATAAAATGGCAGCACACGGTCTTGATTTTGGTGAACTCGTAAAGCGCGCAATCAAATACCTCATTGAGGGTCTTATGGTTGCAATCGCAGCATTCGCAATCCCTAAGCGCTCACTCAACATGGATGAGGTAGCACTTATATCTCTTACAGCAGCAGCTACCTTTAGCATCCTCGACACATACGTACCTTCTATTGCTGTCAATGCACGCTCAGGGGCAGGTCTTGGTATCGGCGCCAATCTTGTTGGATTTCCAAGGTAAATAGCGTAACAAAAATTTAATTTGACTATAAAATTTAAGTAAACTCATATTATAATTTACTTAAATTGTAGGTATAAACTCCCAATTTAATTCTTGGCATATCAATTTCCATATCTCATCTTGTTCTATTCTTTTTGCACGATCTTTTAGCATAGGAAAATAAGGAAGAAATTGTGTCTGATTTAATAATTCACATAATTTATACACGGTATAATAATAATTTAAAAAATTAACACGATCATTCGGACAAAATTTCGCATACGGTGCTTGTATATCCATAAAAAGGTTACACAGTGTCTCTTCTAATTCTTGACTCATTATAGGTGGTTTAATGCCTAGTTTATCTTTGATAAATGGTATATGTTCGTAATACTTATTATGTCCTAATTTTTTTAGAATATCTTTAGCCTTTTTATTTGACATTTGATGTAATTCCATTCTCTCTTTTTTAATCTGACTTTTAATATCATCTAATACTTTTTGTGGTATTTGAGTTGTTTCCTTCGCTTGGAATTGTGCTAATATCTCTCTAAAATGATTTATTCTTTTGTATGCATAAAAACAAACTTCTTTAGGTGGTTCTTTATACGACGGTTTCTCATTTTCAACAAGATAAGGGGAACTTCTATAACAATTATTACAAACCAATATACCTTCGTGTTCTATAGGTATCAGTTCTCCTTTATTGCATTTTTTACAAATATCGGTTTGAACAATAAAATTCTTTACATTCAAAAATTTTTCATCAATATTTGTAAGATATTTTTCTACAGTAGAAATTTCATTTTGTTCTATTTCTTCTACATTTTTATCAGTTTTGAAATATTTATCCAATATCTTTGTTTTGTTATTTCCATTAACGATATCTTTCTTATTTTCAAAATAATCGAATATTAATCCCGAATTTTCTAAAAGATAATTCTTTTTTTTATTAGTAATTATTGATATTTTCCTTCTTATATTTTTTATTTCATCCTTTAATTCCAGTTTTTTTTCAAAATTGATTTTTGGATCTTGTAATTTTATCTTATATTCTTCTTTTTGGTAGTTAAGTTTAGGCAAAATATAATTAATATCATTCTCAAACTCTATGGTCTTCTGATTATGAGTACCATCTAATGTTATAATGCTTTTTTGATTAATATTTATACTTTTGGTATTTTTAGGTTTAAATGATGGCATTTTTACTTTAAGTATTCGACATGCCTTTAGATATTTATATAGTTAAAATATTAGTTATGTTTTCTCTCTTTCCTTTAGATGGACATTGCTATTCATTCTCCCAATACTGATATTGATAAAGATACTTTTCATAAAATGAGACTTGTGTATAATGCAGTTCTAGACGGGTGGACAGTTAGGTGTAAAAATAATAAATATACTTTTACAAAAAAACACGAGAATAAGAAAGAAGTCTATTTAGAAAGTTATTTAAAAAACTTTATTGAGAAAAATATGGATATTAATAATTTAATTAATTAAATTTCAGAAAATTTTTTTCTTTAGCAATATTATAAAATGGGAGGTGGACTTATGCAACTCGTAGCTTACGGCGCACAGGATGTCTATTTGACAGGCAATCCTCAAATTACTTTCTGGAAGGTGACGTACCGTCGCCACACCAACTTTGCTTTAGAAAGCATTGAACAGACCTTTAATGGCCAGGCCGACTTCGGTCGCCGTGTCACTTGCACGATCAGTCGCAATGGTGATCTTGCTTACCGCACATACCTCCAGGTAACTCTCCCTGAGATCAACCAGGATATGCACAACCCACGTGCTTTTGACACCAAATACACCTCAAACCAAACCGAATCTATGCCTCCTCGCCACCCCAAACCAAACCCGGACCCAACTCATCTGTTCCACATCAACGATGCTGTATACGCCCGCTGGCTCGATAATCCTGGTGAGCAGCTCATTTCGCAGGTTGAGGTTGAGATTGGTGGTCAGCGCATCGATCGCCAGTACGGTGACTGGATGCACATCTGGCAGCAGCTCACACTTTCTGCCGAGCAGGAGCGTGGCTACAACAAGATGATTGGCAACACCACTCAGTTAACCTTCATCACTGACCCAACTTTTGCCGATGTCGAAGGTCCTTGTGACTCGAACACTCCGGATGCTGTTTGCGCCCCACGCAACGCGCTTCCTGAGACTACCCTCTACGTTCCTCTTCAGTTCTGGTACTGCCGCAACCCTGGTCTCGCCCTGCCACTCATTGCCCTTCAGTACCACGAGGTCAAGATCAACCTGGATCTTCGCCCTATTGATGAGTGCCTCTGGGCCGTCCAGACCCTCAACTGCGGCGGTTGCCCGGACGGCAGCACGCCTGATGGTTACGGTTCGTGCTATGATGGAAGCGGCACTACAGTCAGCGGAAACACTTCTCCTTACAAACCAGGCATGAACGTCAAGGTAACCACCGCATACAATCAGTCTCTGGTTGCGGCATCTCTGTACGTCGACTACGTTTTCCTCGACACCGATGAGCGCCGCCGCATGGCGCAGAACCCTCACGAGTACCTCATTGAGCAGCTTCAGTTCACGGGCGACGAGTCCGTTGGTTCTTCCTCGAACAAGATCAAACTGAACTTCAATCACCCATGCAAGGAACTCATCTGGGTTGTCCAGCCCGATTGCAACGTCGACTACTGCAGTTCACTCGAATGCGGTTCCAACCTGTTCTCTGCTCTTGGTGCACAGCCTTTCAACTACACTGATGCTCTCGATGCCCTTCCTAACGGCATTATGGCATTCGGTGGTCCTCAGTCCGTTGCCGACGGTTACGACGCCAACTGGGGTCCTCACTGGAGTTTCATTGGTCCCGATGGTCTCTTCGCACAGTCAGGTGCGAACGATACCTACCAGGGTGCCGAGCACCGCTGGAATGTACCAAATGCCAAAGTCGACACCCTCAATGGCAGCAACGCTGGTTCGGTAGGGGCGTACGCGTCTGCAGGCGGCGGCGGCGGCACCGATCAGTATCTCGCTGGTGTAAGATCAGACGTCGGCGCCGGTGGCCCCGGCACTGATAACGTGAACACAAACGCAGGTGGTTTCTTCAACGGTGGCGCCCACAGACCTGGCGATCAAAACCACAAACACGTAAACCCGTCTTCCACCGTGTCTGACGCTGGTACATTCGTACTCAACGAGACTTCTCTTATGATGCACTGCTGGGGTGAGAACCCCGTTGTTACTGCCAAACTGCAACTGAACGGCCAGGACCGCTTCTCTGAGCGCGAGGGCACCTACTTCGACCTTGTCCAGCCGTACCAGCACCACACTCGCTCACCCGACACCGGCATTAACGTCTACTCATTCGCACTTCGCCCTGAGGAGCACCAGCCATCCGGTTCTTGTAACTTCTCCCGCATAGATAACGCCACCCTTCAACTTGTACTCTCCAACAACACTGTTGAGGGCACTAAGACTGCCAAGGTCCGCGTCTACGCTACTAACTACAACGTCCTCCGCATTATGAGCGGTATGGGCGGTCTTGCATACTCCAACTAAATAAATTAGTAATGATAACATTCATATCATATTATACTCAATAATAATATGATAAATAATAAATTCCCTCATCCAGTGTTACGTGCTGGCATCAGCGTAATAAAATAACATTAAAACGTCGTAAACACGTAAAAATAAGAAACGTCGTTCAAGAAGAAGTAAGGTCAAAATACTTATTATAACAAGTTAATTATATTTTGTTGTAATATAATGAACTTTAGATTCGGAGTTTATTCTCAAAAACAATCAAAATGCTATTACTACACAAGAAAATATAAAAATAAACATATGGCGGGAGGTGCGAGATGCGCACAACCTGGTCTTTTCCCATTATCAACTGGATTTTATAGCGTAAATCTTCATCATTTGGGAGGACCTAGAACAACTAATAAATTATTTTTGTAGTAATATTACTCAATAAATTATATTAAATCTTTATATTTTGTTTATGCACTTTTAATAATTATATAATACATACTATGAACTACTTATCATTGATCAATACCTTTTTTGGCGCCGGTTTGTCTTCAGCAATTATTTATGTATTAGTGCTTTATATTAATCCTCTAGTTGCAGCCATTATATGGACAATGCCATTTACTCTAATATTTCCAATTATAAATTTTTATAATAGAGAAAAAAAATCTAATAAATTCATAAGCACATATTTAAAAACACAAATATATACTATGTTTCTATTATTAGTGTTCTTATATGCAACTGCACATTTTATTGAAATTGCCCCAAAAGAAGACGGAATATATATACCATTATTTAAAGGTGCCGGAGTGTGGGCAGGTGTCTCTATAATATATTATTATGTTGATAAAAATATTAATATTCTTAATTTTAAACAAAAAGAAGATTTATATATACACTAAATTTATATAAAATTCATTTAAAATATATTTTAAATATATAAAATAATAAATATCATGAAAACAAAAAAAAAAATATATATTACTACTAGTAAACATAATAGTACCAGGAAAAGTAATAGTATAACCAATATAAATAATATTTCGGTACCATGTGATTTACAATTTACAAAATACCCGTATATATATCCAAAAACTAGTTATTTTGCAGAAACAATATCAACAAATCCTAATTATGTTCGATATATTAATAACGCAATGTCGTTATGTTGGGGATTAAATCAAAACGAGTCATGTAATAATTTTATTTATGCTATTCAGTTTGAACCAGATAATCCTTTTTCATATTGGGGCGCTGCTTATACGTTACAAATGAATGTAAACCATATGATTATTCCTAAAAATATTATGATATTTAGTATTAAATGTTTAGAAAAAGCATTATATTTAATTAAAACTAATAAAAATGTGCCAGACGTAGTTGCTGATTTAATTCGTGCCACAAAATATAGATGCATTAAACCTAATACACCATTATTTGCAAAAGTTAATACTGTCCCATCATTTAGGGATATCTCGAAAAATATGAAACGATGGAGTACAAAAATGAAAGCACTTTATAAAAAATATCCAAATAATAATGATATATCGTGCTTATATGGAACCAGTATTATGATGATTGATCCTTGGAAATGGTGGCCGGAAAAAAGTATATGGAAATTACCTACAACACCTTTACATATAAATAATCTAAAAATTAAACCTATAGAAAATGTTTTAAAAATATTTAATGATATATTAAAACGTGACCCTAATCATATTGGTGTATTGCATTATACTATACATGCAATTGAAGAATCACCCTATCCATCATTAGGACTGAATTCTGCAAATCAATTAATATTTTTAGCCGGTGGAATGGGTCATCTTGTGCATATGCCTTCTCATATTTATACAAGAGTCGGCGATATGAAAAAATCTATACAAGTGAACATTAATGCAGTAAAAAGTGATGAAAAATATAAAAAACGCAAAGAAAAACTCTTAGGCTGTAGATTGAATACGTTTTATATTAAAGAATTAATGACACATAATATGCATTTTCTTATTGTTGATGCAGAAAGAGTAGGCAACTTTTCACTGGCCAATAAGTATTTAGATAAATTAGATAAACATGTACTAGCATATATTGACGGGGAAAAGGATCAAAATATGTTTATGGAACATTTTTTAACTGTGCGTCCACATATATATTTACGATTTGGTAAATATAAAGATATTTTAAAACTTAAACAACCACAATCGGTATACAAGCAGTGGGTTGCAGAAACAAATTTTTGTAAACTAGTTTCTTATATTAAACTAAATATGAAAGATGAAGCATATGCAATGTATGACGAATTTATTGAAACCACAAACATATATATGAAACATTTACCAGGAGAATCGTGTCGATGTGGGTGTCAAAAACGTCATGGCGGAATATCTAATCCGCATTTTGGATTAAATAAATATGAACATACCCGACGTATGAAAAGTAGCCGCGTTAAAGGTCTCGCTCACCCAGAGGGGTCGTCGTTAAGTGTAAATAATAGACAAATTGTTTGTGAAATTTATATATTATTAGTTAAGGCTTATTTTAAATGGTATTTTGGATCCAAAGAAGAAGCATTGCCTATATTTGAAGAAGCGACATATAAATATGAAGATTTAGAATATGATGAACCTTCAGTATATATTAATGTTGTACACGAAACTTATGCAACTGCGCTTTACCAAATG